CCTTTAGGAGTAGCAATATTATTAGAGAAAGAACCCGCAGTTACGGGTTCTTTCTCTTCTTTGTTTACAGCTTCTTCATTGTTATTAAAGAAGTCAGATAATGGTTTTTTTGACATTAAATATCTTCCATCTTCTCATCGTCATCCACTCTTAGGTCAGAGGCAACTGCTTCTGAGAAATAGGAGGTATTTCTTAAAAGAAAGTCTTTCTGATCTTCGTAACTAGGGCGCTTAAATATTTTTGCTAAATCATACAGCTCTAAGGCTTTTTCTTCATCAGTTAGAGCCACTGTACGCCTAGAAGGGATACAGGTATACTTCACATTCATTACTTGAGGCCCTGTTTTTTCCCTCTTAATGGTTATGTCGTACCCTTCCTCTTCATCTGCCGGATTACCGTACTCAGGATTCATAGCATAGTCTAGTATTTGTTTATAGACAGTAGGCTTAAGGTCGAATAGTTTAATTTGCCCGTCTTTTCTATCAATAGCATTACACACATAAGAAAAAGTAGGTTTATCGCTGAAAACCGCAGTATCAATTTCTTGTACAGGGTCTGTGCCTTCTTTATCAAAGAAGCTTTCAGTATCTCTATCAAAACTTAAGCACTCTAAAGGGGTACGCTTCCCTTCATTATTAGTTACCCAGTACACATATCGAGGCATTACGTTACCGATAAGACGGATACGATTTTCTCCATCTCCCAGTTTAATTCTCTCAATATTTCTATTTCCGTTGTTATTACCGCCTGCAGGTACTTTTTTTAGGTTTGTCCACTCTAGTGCCATTTTGTTATTTCTCCAATATAAATTTTATTTTCCGGTCAGCATGACATATTAAAGGATTTTTCCAGTATATTTTGTCTACATAGTGATCTGGAATAAAGTTGTTAGTGTTACTAATGCTTCTCTGACCAAGGATGTGAATGTAATCGCTTTTTATTTTTGATGATACATTATAGTGTAACCACGAGGGGTTAATCATGTAAGATTGAGGCTCATGTATTTTAAAATAGGAAACGATATTGTTAGGGTGTTTGTATTCTAAATACCCTTTAGTATATAAATATCTAGGTATATACTTTATATTTAACTTATTTTGTAGGGATATTTCGCTTTTCGCTATTACTGCTCCTACTTTTTGTGTAGCGCAAAAAGTTAATAGTACTTCTACGTCTGCATTATTTTGTGCTAGTGCTTTTATCTCTAGCACATTTAATATTATAGATTTATTACTAGTAATTGTCAACATCAAAATGAATTTATCTTAAACCTCTGCTGTCTGTACCAAGTTAATCTTTTTTCTTGAGTATTTTTAACTATACTACCTGAAAGCCATAAGTCTATTATTAAAGGATTTTTTTTATCTTCATGCTCTCTTAGTATTCTACCTATTCGTTGTTCTAATTTTGCATAGTTGTTTTGAGGGCAAGTAAACATTATAGTATCCAATCTATGACAAGAAATTCCTTCATCAAATATTTTAGTACTTAATATAGCACTAACAGAACGGCCTGCTTCTTTAAGGATAGCATCTCTTTCTTCTTTTTTAGTCGCACCTACTAATAGTTTTGAGCCGTCTAATTTTTGATTTATACGTTTAAGTAATTCTAGTCGTTCTCCTACTATTAAAAGACATCTTCCTTGTGCTATTTTCTCTTTAGCTATAGAACATATTAAATCTATATAGTTATCATTTTCAGATAACATATTTATAGCTATTGCCCAGTCTCTCATAGGGTTTCTAACTCTAAACGTAAAGTCTGTCTTTACTATTTGCACAGAAGGTGTTAGTCTTCCTTTATCAATAGCTGTAACTTTATTAGGGCCAAAGTAGTCAGGCAGTATTACGTGTAGCCCATCTTTTCTTACAGGAGTAGCAGATAACGCTATTTTAACTCTAGAATTTAAACCATTAACAGCTTTACTAAAAGTTTCTGCAGGGCAAAGATGCGCTTCATCTACTATAACAACTTCAAATAGATTTTTTACTTTATCTAGATTATTTAGTAGGCTTTTATATATAGCTATAGTTATGTTAGACAATTGAAATCTTCCATCGCCTATAAATCCAGGAGTTACTTCTGGTATTAGATCTTGTACTGCTTTATACCATTGCTCTGCTAGGAGTTTAGTATGTACTATTATAATTGTTGGTTTAGAGTTTTTTGCTATTAAGTAAGCGCCTAAGAAACTTTTACCCCACCCACAAGGAGCCTTTACTAGGCCACTATACAGTTTATTATTCTGATAAAGTCTGTCTGCTGCCTTTTGTTGTTCGCATTTTAATGTGCCATTAAAAGTCCAATTTTGGTTATCAAATAACGGTCTATTATCAATTAAGTTTTCAAAATCTATTTTAAAAAAAGACCCGGAAGGCACAGAGATAGTATTGCTCTCAGCATCTTTATTCCATGTAGAGAAAAAGTCATCGCCTACTTTATAATTAAAGTAGTCATAAAATATATCTGACTCGTCTATATAAAGGTCTTCTTCTTTAAAATATATCTTGTCTGCTATAGTAGCATTTTTTAGTTTAAATTTATTATTCATAGCTTAATTTTATCCTTTTTTATATAAAAAGAACTAAAATTATATAAATGCCATGAATAATCTATGTATACTGTCCCTACCCATAAGTTACTTATATTTTCAGTATCTACTAAGAAACTGGGAATAATAAAGGGATAGCTAATATTTTCTAGCCATATTGCATTTTTTGATACCTTAATAACTTTTCTATAAGTTAAAGGATAGTAATGATTTTTTTTATTTAGATAATGAACTTTATTATTAGCGTCATAGCCCCATTTAGAGTTACTTATAAGTAAGGAACTTAGAGTGGTACAAGTATAGTCATATTCTATTAAAAAATCTTTTCTGGTTCTTAATATATCGAGTCTTTTAGTATATAGTTTTTCGGGTACTGATAAGTCATCTACTAGCTTTAAATTGTTATAATCTTTATATTTTTCTTGAATAAACAGCTTAGATCCCCTATAGAATAAATCTATAGGGGATTTTGATAGAGTAAAAATAGGAAAAGTTATTAAAGAAAATTTACTTGGCGTAATCTTTTAGCTCTCCCCAACTAGGGCCTATTTCAATATCTACATTAATAGGCTTGCCTTCTATAAATACCCCTCTATCTTTTTGTAGATTATTTGTCAGTTCTGTTATATAGGTATCTATCATATCTTCACGCACTTCTGCTACCGTAGAGTCATGCACTGTTGCAAATATTTTAATTTGCTTTTCTAGCTTATTATCTTTGACCCAGTTTACAGTATCGATAATGCCTAGTAGGTTAATATCAGAAGCTACAGACTGAATTAGGAAATTTAAGCCTGATCTTCTAGCATGAGAAGCTACGGCTCTAGAGTCTGCTCCTACTTCGGGTAGTCTACGTTTTCTACCGAATTTACTATAGGTAAAGTGGTTGTCGCTTATAAAACTTAAGTTTGAGTCAATCCATCTTTTTAGTTCTCTTGCTTGATCAAAGTACTTCTTAATAAAGACTTTAGCCTCTTCCATTGAGACATTTGCAGTTTCGGATATTTTAGAAGGCCCTGCACCATACAAAATACCAAAAGTAATTGCTTTAGCGTGTTGACGTTTTTCAGGGTATAGATTTTTTACTTCTTCTATCTCACAAGGCAATTTAAACATTCCATGTGCGACATACGAGTGGAAGTCTAACTCTTCTTTAAAAGCTCTCTGCAAGAACTTATCGTTAGAGAGTGCTGCAGCCACATATACTTCTGCAGTACCTAAGTCTGCTTGTATAATCTTATAGCCTGGCCGCGCATTAAAAAACCTTTTAATCCCTGAGTCTTTATCTCTAGGCAGGTTTTGGTAATTAAGAACACCTGATGAAGATAATCTGCCCGCAGCGGTACCTGTCACATTAAAACTCGAACGAAGGCGTTGATCTTCGTCTACTCCGTTTTTTATGTTTTTGATATAAGTCTGCGAGAGTTTAACTTTCTTACGTAGATCAAGAATGGCATCAGCTAGAGGATTATTAAGGGCTTCTAAAACTTCTGCATCAGTAGAGAAAGCGCCTGTAGCCGTTTTTTTCTTTGCAGGCAGTTTCATAATATCAAATAAAACTTCACGTAGGTGATAAGTACTATTAGGATTAAATGTTTTTTTATTTTTCTCTTCAAAAACTCTAATGCTCGGATTTAACTGTATTTCAGCCACGCACTCTTCGATATCTATTCTATAGTCCTGCTCTACATCTTGCAGAACTCCTAGGTTTATAGGCCCTCCAGTGTCTTCTAGATACATTATTGCGCTAGTAGCAGGCTTTAGAATATCTTCATATACTGACTTAAATTTTTCATTCTTATCTATGATAGGTTTAAACTTAGTATATAGCTGAAAGGTTGCATCTACGTCTTTACACGCATAAGGACTTAGTATCTCAATAGGCAACATGCCATAGTCAAAGTCTGCTAGTAGTATTTTATTTCTACGACAAAACTCTTTCTTATATTCGTGCAAATCTTTATCATAGTCTCCTAGATCAGTAAACTTCATAGCCAGATCTTTTAGGCCGTGACTACCTACTGACTCATCTAAGCAGTAGTGCATTAAAATAGTATCATCGAACCTAGGAAAAGTAAAATCGAATTGGTACTGTAAGAATTGCATATCAAACTTGGAGTTATGAAAAATACAGTTTTTACCTTTAAACATTTCATCAAATTCTGTATATAGATCTTCTACTACATCACTAGCTACAAAAATACCTTGATGTGGCTTAGTTGACAAAGCAATACCAATAACTCCCCCTTTTCTAGGCGAAAGGGATGTTGTCTCAATATCTACTACTAGATCATCTACTTTTTTAATCTGTTCTAGGTAAGGATAAAACTCTTCTGAAGTGCTAATATAAGCATAGTCTTTTTCATTAACAATACTTTCTTCTCCAGCTACTACACTATTGATTTTAGCAAAACACTTCTGAAGCTCTACTCTGTATTGGGGCTTTATAGAAAGCATATTAGGATCAATAATAGGTATAACCTTATCATTTACTACTGTACCTGCATACTTTAAAATACCTGTCAGCCCACAAGTATATTTAAGAGCCTCAGCGCCTACAGGGCAAACAATATCGTAGTCGTCTAGCAGGCTCAGATCTAAATCAACGTCTTTTTTTAATATTTTTTCTTTTGGCGACGAGCATAAAAAGAGAACATCAAAATCCAAACCCTTAGAAAAAGATCTAAGCTTTATAGGTGTGTCTTGCTTATTAGGGGAACTAATAATGTAAACTAATTTAAGATTCATATTCGTAACTTTCTCCAAACAGATTTTTTAGCTCTAGCGCATTCAAGTCTCCAGGGTCTCTACTATCTGGAGGGGTAATAATAACTGTCTCAATATCTTTAGACTCTAACATTTCGCTAATCTTCTTAGCTGCTTTATTACCGCTTACATCATTGTCCATAAATATAGTAGCCTTTTTAAGGCCAAAGTTGTTTAATACTTCCAATTTTTCTTTTCCAAAGTTGTTAGTCCCGAATATACACACTGCATTTTTATAACCGTGCTGCCACAAGTTTAACATATCAAATAAGCCTTCTACAATAATTAAGTGACTTTTATCTTCTATATTATCAATAGGAAATACAATATCATTAATTTTTTCATTACTAGGCTGCCTAAAATATTTAGGGGTATTACTTGTTATATTTAGTATTTTAAATCTTCCCTCTATAAAACGTAACTTACCAAATTGGTATATGGGAAAACATAAGTAATCACTAAACCCTGAGCTTTGAGTAGTGAAAGCTTTGAACTTTGAAATTACTTGCTTATTTATGCCTTTAAAATCGTGAGTATATAACAACATGTCTTTCGGAAGTTTTATTTCTTCTTTTAAAAACTTGTTATACAGTTTTGACTTTAACTTTCTTAACTTATAAGGCTGTTTTGTATCTAGGTCTAGTACTTCTGTTTCTCCGATAGTTTTTAGTAGCTTAGCGTAACTACCTCCAAATCCGCAAGAAAAACAATGAAACATATTCTTATCTAGATTAAACCGCATACTTGGGTTAGTATCTTCATGCTCCCCACTTATACATTTAATCTTTATCTCAGAAGAGTTATTTTCATGTACATAAGGTATTTTATGTTTATCTAGTACATTTATTATACTATGCATTAGCCTAAATCTCTACCTGTCTCTTTATTATCACTGCCATACTTATTAAGGATTTTACCGCCTATAGCTACTGATTTATTAGAGTCAATACGTAAAGCATCCCAATCCATATGTACGTTAAATTTTATAGCTTTACCGTTACGTATTTTAGCTGTTTCAAATGGTAAAGCATTAGGATCTTCGCTTAAATCACTAGGCATAAATCTAAAGCTCTTATCAGCAGAATCCAAAACTCCTTTAGCAAAACGTGCTTCACCGCTCGCATCAATCTGATAAGGAGAGATCATAATTACTTTATATTTTCTTGCGAGAGTTTTTAAAGACTCTGCAATGTGTATCTGGCTTTTCCAATCCATTCTGTCTTCTATTTTAACAATGTTCAAGTAGTCTATAACGCACATTTTTACATCATATTTAGAAGTCATCATATTTAGGTAATGGTCAATCCTAGCAAGGCTTAATTGTACATCATCAATAATATGAAACCTATTTTCTTTAAAAGGCAGTATGCCTTGTCTAAGTTTTCTGTCAAAATCAGATATATTACCATCTGTATCTAGCTGACTAAGTAGTTGCTTAGCTTCATCGGTAGTTGACTTATAAAAATTAGTAAGTTTACTTTGTGCAATCTTTATTTTATCAGATACATCTAACTGGTTAAGCATAAACTTACTAAAAGGTATTTTACTTATCATACTCATAAGTCTGTAATATACCTCAATATATCTCATCTCAATACTCATAAACATTACAGAGTTATTAAGCATAAAGTTGTTTAGAGCCATATTAAGTGTAATTATTGATTTACCAGATCCTCTTCTGCCTCCAAATAGAACAAGCTCTTCTAGAGCAAATCCGCCATTTAAAGAATCAAACTCACTGCTTAGGCCACTAGGATACATAATAACATTATCTTCGGCGGGCACAGTGTCCATTGTAGCTACATCAAATAGTTCTTCTCCTTCAGGTATAAATTTTTGTACCGTCAAGATAAAATCTTGCAGCCTATCAATAACTTCTGTTTGTTCTAAATTATCTAGCTCATCAATAAACTTATCTAAAAAAGTAATAGTCTCTTCTCTAATATAAAAATCTTGTAGTTGAGAAGTTATAAATAAGTTGTCAATAGACCCTTCGCCTTCTAGCGTTATGTCTAATATTTGACGTCTTAAATAGTCTTTTGATGCTTCTTGTTTTTGAAGCTCATAAAACTCTTGAGACGAGGGTATTCTCAAATTCTTATTATAAAAGTTACTTATTTTTCTAAATAACAAAAGATTATTGCCTGTAAAGTATTTATTTACAAGCTTGTTATAAAAATCAGCACTTTGGCTTGCTAATAGTCTTTTTATTGCTAGTTTTTGTAAGTCTACTGCCATTATCTAGTTATTACCGGAAATAAATTGTGTCTAGGTACAAACATTTTTCGTTGCATATAATCGCCATCAGTTACAATATTATAACTTTCTCTACCATACTCTTCTAAGTGCGTCTCTACTCTTTTAATATGAGGCTTGAGAGCCTGTAGTTTCCAACTATAAGAGTCTTCTAGAATCCAATAGATTTCGTAATGAATACCTTGTACTGGCTCTTTAAACTTGCGTTCACTTTTTGCAGTAAAAGGAGTTAACTCTATATACTTTTGTATCCCAGAGTTTAAATACTCTAAATAGTCTTCATCTAGTATCTTTTCTACATACGCAAAACAATTGCCAGGAGCATAAAAAACTTTATCTTGCTTTTTAAACTTAGTATCTAAGTCTTGAGTTATGTGATCAGTTTGCGCCTGTCCATTCTTTTTTCTTGCGCGTATAGGCACGCCTTGCTCAATTATAAAGGATTTTATTTTTTGAGAAGAAACGTAGTTTTGGGCGGCGATAGCACTAATGCTTTCTCCGTTCTGATAGTCTTTAGCAATCTGTCTTTTTTCAAAGTCTGAAAATACTTTATTCTTAGCTTTTTGTTTTAGTTCTGCAACTCTAGCTTCTTTATCTTTAAAGTCTTTGATTATGTTATCAAGTCTTTTAGTATTATAGGCAATACTTAGGTGCTCACAAACACTCTTTTTAGTCTTACCTACTTTAAGCATCCAAATAGCTTGGCGTATTTTAGCTTCTGTTATTTCTAATTTTTCTTTAGTATTAGTTTTTTTACGAGGCATCTAAAACTCCATTAACTGTATTAATTATAATACCTCAGATAATAGCAAATGTCAATACAGAATTTAATTTATTTGGAACTTGAATTCCTCGTCTAAAAAATAAAGATCGTTAGTTAGTTCTCTTACTAGTCCTGTTTGTGTGTACACAGCTACAAAACTATTCTGTATATCTGGAGTAGTGCGGTATATATACTCTAATATAAAACTAGACCTATAAGAATCCAATAGTTCTTCTTTTTTTTCTAGATCTGCGGTTTTATAAAATCTATCAATGAGCTGATAAAAGTACTTATCTTGCTCTTCTTCTGCCATAGACACTATTGACTCAATAGTATCGTCCGACAGTTTATTTAAAAATAAAGGGCTATCGCTTGACATATAGTAAGTCTTCCATAAAAAAAGCACGGCAAAAGCCGTGCTATATTAGTTAAATATTATTGTTTTTATTATGCTTCTAAAGCTTTAGGTGTGTAGTCAGAAGCTGCAATACCTCTACGGGTAAGAACAGTCTTAACACCTCGTTCAGTTTTAGAGAAATGCTCTGCAAGTTCTGCAACTGTCATAGATGTGGCAAGATCTTCGATGCCTTCATATGTATCTGTTTTTGTTGCTTTCTTATCACGCTGTGGAGCTTTCAACTGCATAGAAAGAAGTTTACCGCGAACAGAATTTACAGTTTTACCAAGAGTTTCAGCGATCTCTTCAAGGAAAGAACCACTCTCTGCCATCTCTGCAATTTTAGCTTCTTCGGCTTCTGTATAGGTACGTGGCGTCACTTTTTTGTCTGCAGGCTTAATATCGCCTGTCATTTCTAGTGACAGTGCTTTTCCGTTTACCTGACGGGCATTAACTTCGCGCCCCCATGCACCAGAAAAGTGTGCTGCAATTTCTTCTGCAGTATGTTCACCGCTTTTTGCTTCTAAGAAAGCTACAAGCTCTGCAGTCTCGCCTTCGTTAAAAGCAGGAGCTGCTTTTGGCTTAGTAGGTACGTCAAACCCTAGCTTACGCAACTTTGCAGTTACTGAACGACGTGGGAAGTCAAATTCATCACAAATAGATACAATAATATCTTCTGTGATCCCGCCGGCACACAACTCTTCCATGCGTGTAACCATTTCTTCTGTATATTCAAATTTAGCCATTTTTACCTCTAGTTATTTAAATGTTAAGTTATCGAAACTATATGTTTCGTATTAATAATACTATCAAATGTTTGATAGAATAGCAAGAAAAATATTAATCTAAGTTTGCAAACTGCTTATTTTAATATTTTATTCAATCTTGATAATTTATCTTAGACTTTAAAGCATCAACAAGCAACTCTAAATTTGATTTTTTTGTAAGGTTTAGCCCTTCTATTTCAATATTTAGCATTTGCTCTATGTCTCTTATCATTGTTTTGACGCTTCTTTTATCTTCTTTTATTTCTTCCGGTTTTCTGTATATTTTCATTTGTACTAGCTTACTTATTACACTCCTATGGCCTTTGCCAAAGTGCTCAGCTACATCATGTACATCTAACCCTTGATCAACATAAAGATCTTTTAGTATATCTTCTTCTTCATCACTCCAAGCTTTATTAGATTTTTGTGCCATTATTCATCTCCTTTCTCAAAAAGTTCTAGTTGTTTAGGTTCAGTAGCTATTTTATCCCAATACCGTTTAGCAACTATTTCTCCAGCTTTTTCAAGAAGATGAGCGGCCATGTCAACATTATCAGGCCGTAATGCTAGTCCTTTTTTTGTAGGGAACCACCTACCAGTATCTCCGTCTAGCATATATTCTCGTATATGAATATAATCTTGACCTCTAAACTCATTTACGGTTATTTTTATAGCTTTATCTTCAGATATATAACCTACTACACCTAAATCAATTTCCATTTATTCTCTTTACTGATGGATATTCATGCACCATACTTAAGGCTTTAAAATACTCCATCCCTATACTTTCCCAAGATTTAATCTTACTAGAAATCTTGTTAATATGCTTTTTTTCTTTATATAGAGCTATCATTTGACTTTTCAGATGCTCTATATCTGGTTCTAATACCGAAGTATGAGCGCCCATTCTATTAAAACTATCTCCTGGTTTGCCCGCAAAGATATTATTTATGTCTACTACTATAGCTTTTGAATTAATTTTGTACTGGTCTACAAAGTCTTCAGTAGCTCCTCCACTAGTAACTAGAGGTATCGCCCCGCACGCCATAGCTTCTTGAATAGGCATTCCAAAGCCTTCTCCTCTATAAGGATGTACTATAACATTAGCACTATTATAAAGCTCAGCCATTTGAGATTCACTATAATCTTCATCTATGTAGGTTATCTTACCTACTTGCTTATTATACTGAAGTTTTATTATATTTTCTTGTAAATTGGTTTTACCGTATACTTTTGGAGTATCTTTTACTATTAAGTGTACTTTATCTTTATTAGAGAAGCATTGCTCCCATGCTTTTATTAGTAAATCAAAACCTTTACGATATTGATCGCATCCTACAAACAAGAAAACATATTCTTCTTTAGGCTTAAATTCTGGTTTAGGGTAAAAAATGTCTGGGTTATAGCCATTAGCAATGGTAAATATTCTTTGAGGGTTTAGCCCTCCTTCTTCGAATACATTAGAGGCCCAAGTGCTGGGGGTGATTAAAGCGTCTGCAAAAGTCTCAAATTTATATTGCCATTCAAATGGTACTTTAGAGAACTCCCAGGGCTGTATATATACTACTTTAGTTTTTTGGTTTGAAGGCCAGCGCCACATGGGAGGATAACTGTGCCGTAGTTGCACATCAGGAGAGGTAGTGTTTTCGCGCTTAGGCTTTAAAGACTCTATCAGGCTAATATCTTCTTTAAAAACATTATTGCTATGATCATGGCTGTCAATAGGCGAAACTACTACATCAGTATGCTTACTTAATTCTTTTGCTACATATCTATTAACTATAGATAAAGAATGATTATCATAAAACTTACCTACTATTTCTACTAACATAATTACCTCTTATACATTTCTTTAGCTTGTTCTTTACAATAGACTAATAAATCTTTTTCTTTTATTAGTGTTAACGCTTCCCACTGAGGGCCCATGTTACTAGTTTTAAAGTTTCGTAGGTCTTTGTAGTTATCTAGTGTTACTTTTTGTCTAGTTGAATAGAAAGGGTCTTGTTTGCTTTCATTGCTATGACCAAAGTTGTTTATTTTTAAATCTAAATCTGAATCTGGTCTGCAAAAAGACCAGTGAAGTATTGCTAAAGGGGATTGAATTACTTTTTTATTATTAGTCCATCTACAGTAAGTAAAAGTATTTTCTTTTTGAGTTACAAAGCTTTGGACTTCATTATTTGGTAGGCTTTTTCTATCTGAATTAGCTATAACTAGTATTGAGTCATTTTCAACTCTTTTATAAGGTAGTACCCAATAGAACATTAGATCAAGATCATAAGACTCTACTATAGGACAAAACTTAGTGAAAAAATCTTTAGCATTAATCAGTTGTTCATCTGCGTCAAATGAAAATACCCAATCATTAGAGCACTGTTCTTTTAAAAAGTTACGCTCATGGTTGTCGTTTTCAATAGGAATAGAGCTTCTATGGAAATTGTCTTCAACAATAGTTATTTTATTATCACCATCAATCTGAGATAATTCTGACCATAGTTTGTTTTCGTCAAACTTAATTTTATTGCCTGTCCACGATATTCTATCTTTATCTAATCCCAACACAATTTCATCTACATAATTATAGTAAGTACGAATAGAATTTGCTAGGTAAGAAGCATCATATGAAATAAGGCTAATAACACTTTTTTTACGCATTTTTATTTGTCTTTTCTATTATCATAAGACCATTATTGTCTTTAGTCTCATATACTATTTCCCAGTCCTTATTAGCACTTAAAAACTCGTCAATGGCTAAGCGTATGCCCCCTTGACTACTTAGCCTGTCTCTAGTAGGATGATTAGGGTCCATGTCAGGGTAACCTTCTCCTACAGTACCAAAAGTTTCTGTATCGTGAAATGCTATATATTTATTTACTTTACCAGCATGTAGTTTTATCTCTTCTTTTAGTTGCTCGTATACATGCCAGGTGTCAATAAACAATAAATCTGTTTCTTCTATATCTACTGCAAGCACGTCAGCGCCTATATAAGAGGCATTAATTCCTATCTCATTTTTAGCCCCATCGATTAAATATTTAAGATTTTCTACGTCTTCTTCAAGGTGTGGTTCAGGATTACTATACTGATAGTCGTAAGAAACAAACTTATCTACACCTGAAAGTAAAAATGCTATAGTACTATTACCTGTTCTAGCGCCCATTTCAGTTACATGATTACATTTACTAGCATACTCTCTTAAAACAGGGAGATGCTTATAAATATCTGATTCTGTATTACAAATATATTTATATATGTCTTCAAGAAGCTTTCGACTTACAGGAGGTTTTTTTGGTTTTATAGGCTTTAACTCTTCGCCTGTATCAACTTCAATATTTAAAGTTTTCATTTCTGGCGAGCCCTTCCATTTTTCCATAAATATTGAACGATTTATTGACCATTTTTCTTTTAAAGAAGGATTTTGAGCTATTAATCGTTTATTGTCTTTGCCTTCGAAGTGAAGAAGCGGTATACCCGTTTGATAAATTTTAAAACCAGCGCGACGTGCAGTAAGGCACCAATCCACATCACGATAGTAAGTCCAATAAAAAGAGGGATCAAAATTACCAATAGCAGCTCGAACAGCTTTTTTGATATAAATTCCGCCCATTGTAACCCAGGCCACTTCTCTAACTTTGTCGTATTGACCCTCATCGATTTCCAACTCGCTACTTGCCTTTCCAGTAAATAGGTCAAGTCCTCCTCCGAAATGTATTGCTTCCCCATTTTTATTAAATCTTCCTCCTGCGTGCTGTATTATATACTTACCCTCGGGGGTAGTTCTTGGGTACAGCAGCTTCATTCCAAAAATACTAGCTTCAGGGTAACTATTTACAGTATTAAGTAAATCATAGTACCAAGTATTATTATCGTCTTCTAGCATAGGCAACATATCTGCGTGTAAAACTATTACGTCTCGATCTTTGTGCTTATTCCATAGGTATTGATACGCTAAATCACTTCCTATTTTGCCAGTATCTTGCCAAAACTCGCATTCTATCTCTGGGCCTAGAGACTGTTTTAGTTGAGCAACTTCTTGCTCAATTAAGTAAGGAACTATTACTATAGGATTATTTATTTCTGTCATCTAACCACCTTTCAAAAGCGTCTAATACATCTTTAGCTACTACGCTTCTAGTGCAGGACCATCCGCTAGTAGTATGAGGACATTTTCTAGGCCAAAAACCTAAAGAAGCGTGCGGGCCTTCTTGTCCTGTAAATTTTTTAGAGTCCCTATCTTCATACATTTTAGTAGCTAGACACTTAGTCTCATATACTCCGCAATGGTTTTCTTTTCTATGAGTTACTGTTATATGTTTTCCTTTTTTAGAGTAAAACTCTGGGCAGTCTAGCTTTACTGGAAATATTGACGGTATGGAAATAGTATCTAACCCTAAAGCAGCAGAAGCGTGATGTAAACTACCTATAGGCCCAATAAAAATATCGTGCGTATTTAATAAGCATAAAGACTGGTACATACTTAAGTCTCCAACATCTACCCCAAATAAATTTATTTCAGAAGGCATATTACGACTATCAAGAATATCTTTTATTCCGTACATAATGTCTAGTCTTAGACTTTCTTTTTGTAACTTTCTATTCCAGTCTAGTGGGCCATTCATTCCTATTCTTAAAACATTTGATTCTGTTTTTTCAGACTCTACATATAGTTCTAAGTTACCATCATTTAGTATTTTCTCAGGTAAATATTCTTTTATTCTGTAATTGTTGCTTATATTATTACCAAAATCTGTCCACCAACCGACTTGGGGTATAAATAAATCAATTTTTTTAAATTCTTCTTCTGTCTTAGAAAGAGATATTCTCTCTAATACGCCTTGTTTATTTATTATTGCTATTCCTGCTGCGTCTATCCAAGGCTGCTTACTAAAAACCTCTACAGCTTCTATTAAGCTATCTTCGGAGTCATTAGTAGTTATGCGCATATTATCTCTTACTACAAAAGATACTAACCAGTCCGGGTTATGCTCTTTAAATCTACGGGCAGAGTTGATCCCGAACAAACAATCCCCAAAAGCCATTGAGTTAAAAAATACTGCATGTTTTTTCATTTGTTAAATAACCTTTTAGTCCAAGTTTCTGGTGTATTCTCGTTAACTATCTCTAACTCAATATGATAACCAAAATCCCGCTCAGGTTGAGTCTTTATCCAACTAACAGTATCTCTTATAGTGTCTTCGATAGAGTTGGTAGTTTTATAATTTAGAACTGCTTGGGCTTTTTTAGTATCTACCCATGCGTGCTTTACTTCTCTAGGCCTAGGAGGCATATATTTTATATTAGCTATTTTATTACAGTGCACAGCTACTCTAGCTGCTAAGTTTTTAATAGAGGTCTCTGTGCCGTCACTAGGCCCGATATTAAACACCTCTCCAGAATTAATATCTTTAATTTTTTCATGGGCTACTAGAAAAGCATTTACGCAATCATCTACATGCGAAAAAGAACGTTTTTGTTCTCCGTCTCCATATACAAATACTGGTTTTTCTTTTAAGGTTAGATTAGTGAATATGCTCATAACATTTCTAAAAGGGTCACTATAACACTGGTGAGGCCCACATACATTATGAGGCACCATATGTATTACCTTTATACCATGAATATCGCTCATTAAATTTAGATGTTGTTCTGCATGTAGCTTAGCTAACCCATAAGGATCTACAGGGTTTGGTATATCACTCTCTTTAAAAGGAGGATTACCTTCTCCATATCGAGCCATAGAGGTTGTGTTGATAAATAAGCTTACTTTTGAAGATATAGCAGCACTGCATACAGAAGCAGTGCCTGAATAGATATTCTCTACAATAGTTTTAGGCGCAAATACACTTAATCCTTCGTGTGCTAACGCGGCACAGTGGATTACTGTAGAAGGAGTATGTCTTTTAAAAAGGCTACACAACTTCTCATTGTCTAAAATATCACAGTTATAGAAAAAGAAGTTGTCATGCGTAGGCATGTTTGTTTTGTACCCACCTATCAGACTGTCTATGCCTACTACTTGCCAGCCTTTTTTTAAATAAGCATTACATAAGTGACTACCAATTAACCCAGCACTTCCTGTTATTACAATTGATTCCATATTGACTCCCAATCTACTACAGGGGTAATACATCCATCTTGTAGGTGAGTAGACGTACCTGGAACAGGACAAACGGCTACTCCTTGCTTGAACGCTTTCCAAGTCCAGGAATCATCTGAGAATAAGCCTGCCTGCAAGATAGAGTACTTAAAAGGTAGAAAAGCAAGACCAAGTGCTGCTAGCGTTAAAGTAGATGAAGCTACTGTTCTTAAATGGCAGTCAGGCCCTATTATCATCTCACAGGTGGTATCTCTATCAAAATACCTGTCTGGATAATCATAAGGAACATAAAAACCACTATACCCACTTTTAAACACGTTTTTCATATAAGTAATCGCATTAGGAGTATGTAAATAGTCATCTTCGCAGATGTATATCAACTCTTTAGGATTAGCCTCACATAAGGATATTAAAGTTTCCATTAAAGGCATACAAGTATTTATAGTAACAGGGTGGTACTGAGGATAGGGGTGTTCTCCATAAGGAGGCACTTCTGTACGTTTTGGGATATCTTTAATAGTTATATCTGCTATAGTAGTAGAAGTCATCCACTCTTTAGTATCATCTGTTACACTATCTGCAAGCACAATAATACGGTCTGAAGTTTCCAGACCGTTTTGTAAACTTAACCAGCATTTTTTGAATATATCAGATTTGTACTTACCGTTCCACCTAGGTTTATCACTATTGCCGTCACTAGTACTTCCTGGTGATTTATTTGCTTCTGATGCTCTATATAAAATTATCATTTAATTCTTTTTTTTATAATAAGTGAGCCCGTTCTGTTGCCCGGTGGAACTCATACCGCGTAGACTCAAGCTGCGAGTGCTACAGGTGCAAAGTTATTGTTTGCGTTTAGTTTTTTCTTGCGGTTACAGTCGCTTGCGCACTGGCTCCTAGCTTACTTTTTAACACCTGTCGATCCTGTGTCGGTCCCAGCAAAGATACACTGCCGAATGGCGTATAGCCTATCCCCGTGTAACTGAATACCCTAAACAATGTATCTATGGTGGAACCGCCGGGTACCGCCCCCGGGTCCAGAATGTTTCCAATTCACATTATTGGAGCTTATATAAGCTTAACACTAAATTTACAAATATGCAAATTTAAAATTACCGTGCATTTGCTGTTTGCTAAAATTTTTATTTAACTCTTTTACCCTGCGAAGCTTGGCGTTCTAGCTTATCTAAAAGCTCTATACGTTTCTTTTCTTGTTTTCTGTATCTTTGAACACCTGCTTTTTTATCTTCTCGCTCTTGTTCTTTTTTACTGACATAAAACTTTTTTCTACGGCTCTCATCATAGTATCCGTCTTTATTTAGTCTCCTCATCATAGCTTTATACGCTCTTGAAACGTCATTATTATAACGTTTTACACTTACTTTCATATGTATCTCCTTACCCATTTATAAAAGTTATTATCAGAATATTTTCCTGTTAATTTATCTACTACTCCTCCATTTTTTACTAATACAAAACAGGGAGTAGTTATTTTTTTGCTCAATGTATCTGTATCTACGCTTTCTACACTGATGCCTTCTTTTTTTAGTTTATACAACTGTCTTTCTACATATACATAGTTGTTTTGATTGTATAATCCAACTATCTTTTTCATAATAAAATCTCACTTTCTTTATAACTAGTGTAGCAAAGCACTAATTTACTGTTATTTTATAATTGCCTATCATAAAAATTATTGTTAGTATATAAAGGTACTGTTACAAAACTAGAAAAGGGAAACAAAAGCAAGTGCATAATCAGTATCTAAAAGAGTTTAATAAAATCAATAATATCTTAAAAGTAAAGCATAGTAATACAAAAAAACTTAAAGAAGTACTTAATCCTGTACTATTAAAACTTAATAATCCTACCTTTTACTCTAAATACCTATATGCTAGCCCTTATCAAAAGTATGGCTATCCTAGCTCTAGTTATAAAAACAATCATTTTATTATATTCACTTCGGAGTGTATCAGTATTATTAATAAAAGTCAAGATGTAGATGAAATGCTAAAAAAGTTACAAATAGAATTATCTTGGCTACTAAAAATCCCATTTAATTTCTATCTTAAATAAACGTTAAATATCGGGCTTTTTAGTCCGATATTTTTTTAAAATTAGACATATCCACCTGTGTATGCTATTGTTTATTAGTGCGGTATAGTAGTAGTTATAAACAATAGCGTAAAAAAATACTAAAGGTGAATTAACAATGGAAAGAGACCAGTTTTATGAAGATGTAACCCAAGACCTAAAAAAGAATATAGAGACCCTACATAATCGTTCTCAGAAAACAAAAGGTGATTTGCAAACTCACGAAGCTGTTTGTGCTGAGCGTTATAAAAATTTGTTAATAGCCTTAGAAAAAATGGATACTGCTATAGAGCAGAACAATGTACAAATAAAAAGTTTACATAATTTAGCTATAGAAGGTAAGGTTAGCTTAAAGACGTTAATAAAGCTAGGCGCTTTTATTGCTTTTATTTTAGGAGTAGTATACACTGCTATGGGTGTTTACAGTAAGATACCATGAATGAAGAAATAGTACAAACATTAAAAGATCTTCTTCTGAAAGAGCCTGTTGATGTTTATAACGAAGACCAAGACATTAAAATAAGTAACATAGAGTTAGTAGATACTCGCACAGTTAATGGGGAGCAGAGTAGAGATATTGGCTCTGCCAACTTATTTTTGGCTTCTGCTTTTTTAAGTACAGTAATGGGGGTAGACTTGCCTACCAAAAACTCAGAAGAATTAGCTAAAAGCAAAAAAGCATGGGACACTGCTTTAACAGCCTTAAAAGAAGAAAATTTTATTAGGCAGCGACCTGATACGGTTAGAGAAAGTTTTAAACTTGTTTGATTATAGTATTTGTAAAAGTGCGTATAATATAGATAGAGATACTGGAAGAGTCTATAGTACTAAAGATGGAGAATACCCGAGTATTACTACCATACTAGGAGCTACTTCTCCCAGTAAAGTATATCTAGACAAATGGCGAGAAAAAGTAGGGGCAGAAGAGGCTGCTAGAGTATCAAAAGAAGCTACTGACAGAGGCACTTCAGTACATGATTACGTAGAAAAGTATTTTAATTTACCAGAGCCTAGAAATTTTTCTGATTTCTATACTAGCTCAGAGTTAGATAAAGAACCAGGTAATGTACGTAGCCCTGTAAAAAATATTATTAAGGTTTGCGAGAATAATAACTTTAAGCCTTATGCCCAAGAAATACCTTTATGGCATCCAAAGTTAAAGTTTGCTGGAAGAGTAGATGGTATAGGATTATGGAATGATGTATTAAGCATTATTGATTTTAAAACCTCTAAGAAAAAGAAATATGCATCTTCTATAAAAGACTACTATATACAGGCTACTGCCTATGCTGTAGCACATAATTATTTATTTTACACTGAGATAAATAACTTTAATATTGTTATAGGCGGAGATACCGATACTCAGGTATTTTCAGGAAAAGTAGTAAACTATATCCCAGAATTAAAATTTAGAATAAAGAGTTTTTATAAAAATATATGATTATACTATCTGAATCTCAGAAAAAATTTATTAGAGACATACATAAGTACGATTTAGTATTTGCAACAGGAGCAGCAGGTACAGGAAAAACCCACGTAGCTTGCTCTGAAGCACTAGAATATCTTAAAAAAGAAAACATAGATAAGATTGTTATTACTAGGCCTTTAGTAGCTACTGAAGAAATAGGTTTTTTGCCGGGTAATATAGACGAAAAAATAGAGCCTTTTATGAGTCCTATAATACAGGTACTCAAAGAAGTTTACGATAAAAAATATATAAATCAGCTTATTACTTCTGAAAGAATACAAGTATTGCCTTTAGCACACGCTAGAGGAGTTACGCTAAAAAACTCTTATATCATTCTAGACGAAGCACAAAACACTACTATAACACAAATGAAAATGTTCTTAACCAGATTTGGTCCTAATATTAAGTGCGCCGTGGTAGGAGATTTAAAGCAATCAGATTTAGTATCTCAAGAAAGCGGATTACAGTGGGCATTAAAAACATTAAAAGAGTGTAAGCTCGTAGGGCATACTCAGTTTTCTAATGAGGAAGTGGTTAGAAGCCCTCTAGTTAAAGAGATTATGCGTTATATTTATGCAGAACAAGAGAAGAATACCTAAAGATAAATTACTAACTCTATTAGAAAAAGATTTAACGGTTTATGAGAGAGGACTAGTGTCTAGTATTCTTCGGGCACAAAAATACTACCCCCAGATAACTCCTAGAATGTATAGCTCATTCTGGAGAGTGTATGATAAGTATTTTTTAGATTTAGGAGAATAAAATGCCGTTGAAACGAGGAAAAAGTAACAAAGTTATTACTAGTAATATAAAAGAGCTTATGGGCAAGACTCCTAGCTCTAACCGTAGAAAAGCGATAAAAACTTTAGCTAAGAAAAAAGGTATAAAGCCGAAAGTTGCAAAGCAAAAACAAGCAGTTGCTATAGCACTTAGTAAGGCAAAAAAGAAGAAAAAGTGAAAAGAAAATCTAGAGTTAACGAGGCAGGTAACTATACTAAACCTACTTTAAGAAAAAGATTGTTTGAAAAGATAAAGTCGGGCACTAAAGGTGGCCGTGCTGGGCAATGGAGTGCTAGAAAAGCGCAACTGCTAGCCAGTGAGTATAAACGTCAAGGTGGCGGCTACAAAAAGTAAGATGCTATGAACGAATATTCTACTACTATCTTTAATACCTCAATTTGGGGTTATATGCTTACGAATGAAAACTATAACTATAAAGAGTATCTTACTCATATACTAAAACTTTATAACAATAAACCTTCTGTATCAAAAAGTAATGCAGGAGGAGGTTGGCAGTCTGAAAGTAATCTACACGAAGACCCGCTATTTAAACCTTTTGCAGAGAATATACTTATTAAGCAAATTGCTGATAATATTTTAAAAGACTATAATGTCTCAGATTATAGAGTTCATAGTATGTGGGCGAATGTTAATAAAAACCATTCTTTTAATTACCACCATACGCATGAAGGATACATATCAGGAGTATTTTACCTTCAAGTACCTTTGAATAGCGGTAGGCTTGTATTTACAAATCCTGCTGTTCGAAGTGAGGGCCATTTAATTAGAGGAAGCAACTATGCCATACAACCAGAGCGTTTAGCCTGCATAGTATTTCCTAGCTGGCTTGAGCACTATGTAGAGCCAAATAACTCTTATGAGTCAAGAATAAGTATTAGTTTTAATATAGGACTTTAGTTTTATAAACTACTATACTTTAAAGGAGAAGTAAATGAAAAAACCTACTAAAAAAGGTAACGGGCTTACTGAAAAACAAAAAAAGCTACCTAAAGCACTACAGCAGGCTATACTAAAGAAAAAAAAGAGTAAGAAGAAAAAATAATGCCATTAAAAAAATCGCAAAAGTCTTTAAAAAAGTGGACTGCGCAAAAATGGCAATACTCTTCTAAAAAAGAAAAAGATAAGCCTGCTTCTGCTAGAGGAAGATATTTGCCTAAAGCAGCATGGAAATCGTTAAGTTCTGGAGAGAAAAGAGCTACTAATGCAGCTAAACGCAAAGGTAGTAAAAGCGGAAAACAATTTGTTAAACAGCCCTCTAAAATTGCTAAAAAGACTGCTACTTATCGTAAGAAATGAATATATACTTTGATCATGTTCTAGGAAAGCAAAAGAACGAAGATTTAATATACTCATTAGTTTCTGCAACTTTTGATCCAGAAGAGTGGGAGTATGCATTTGATAATGGATGGGCTCCTACTCCTGTTTGGTACCCTTCAAACTTTGATAACAACCACTCATTTATTTGGTATCAAAGTAGACAGACAAGAATTAATATTAAAAACTACGTTTGTAATAAAAAAACTAAAAAACTAGTAAAAAATTCTCCTGTAGTATGTAAAATATCAAGCTGTTTGTTAGAAGACATAGACACTATATTTGAGGTATATACTAGT